GTTGATAATGAGTTAATTTCGTACTCTAATCCTTGCATTGCTTGTTTAACTGATTCTTCTGTCATATCACAAGCATACTTATAAGCTTTAGGATATCTTTTTTGACATTCTTCATTATCATGTTCTATTACTTCTAAATCACATTCTTCTATTCCAGAAATATATTTTAATCCATTAAGATAATGTTTTTTAAAACTTTTTTTAATATAAGGAACTAATGCTCTATCTAAATAAGGAACTGTACACCCTCCAAAAGTATTTGATGAAACAGAAGCTACTATTTGTACTATATGTCCAACAGCTACTTCTACAGAGTTTGGTTCTGACATAAGAGCATTACCAATTTTACATCCACCTTTCAACATATTTTCTATATTTATTAATTCACAATTGGTAATTTGGAAAACAAGATAATCTAAATCATGTATATGTAATTCTCCTTTTACATGAGCTTCTGCTAAATGTTTAGGCAATACTTTATTTAAATAAAATTCTTTTGAACTTATTCCAGCAAGTAAATCTCTTTGAACTGAAATAGTTTTAGCATCTTTATTTGCATTTTCATTTAGTATACTAGAATCATTAGCATCTACTAAGTTTGATATTTTTTTATAAATACCTTGTTCTTTATTTCTTAAATCTTCTTTTAATGTTCTATAACTTTGGTATGCCATAGCTACATCTTTATCAGAAGAACTCATTAGTTTTTTTACAACTAAATCTTGTATTTCTTCTACTGAAATATCTTTATTTATTTCTTCTATTTGATGTGATATTTTATTTATTAATTCTAAATTAGGTTCTTTAGGTAGAGATTTGTATGCAGCACTGATTGCTCTCTCTATTTTTTCTTTATCGAAATTCATAACTGTTCCGTTACGTTTAAATACTTTTTTCATAAAATCATGTCCTTTCCAGTTAATAAAAGGCTACTTTCCTGAAGTGCAGAAAAATAGCCATGTTGTGTTGTTTTTTTACTTTAATAAATTATAACATTTTAGAGGAAAATTTCAAGTTAAATATCTTTAAAAATGAGTTCAAGTTTTTCAACAATTTCTTTTGAAAGATTAGTTTTAAACTCGTTTATTTTTTTAGTTTTAGGTTTGATTATTTTTATTTTTCTTAATTCTCCTTGTTTGACTTTTATAGGCATATTTTTATTCCTCTTTTATATTACACAATTCTTTAAAGTAAGGAATTGTTAAACACCAATCACAAAACTCTTGCCACTCAGGTAATCTATGAGTTCTTCTTTGTTTATACATTGTTTTTAATTGTCTCATATTTGTTGTAATACCAGCTTTTATTTTCATACCATTAGGAGTAGACATAAGAAGCCTTAAATAGTTTTCCTGAGTTTTATTTGACAAATATTCTTCTTTTGCTTCTAAAAAAGCTTCTATTGCTTTTGGAGTTGTAAATTTATCAAAAAAAGTTTCATCTCTTTTTGCTACTGTAAACTGTAAACTTTGCGAAGAAATATAATCTTTATGATGATATCTTTGAAACTCTACAGTAAATTTGTTAGTAAAGTCACCATCAAACTGAATTATAATTCCATTAAGAAAATTATCGTGACCTTCTCCAATTGGTGTATTTCCTAATTTAATAGCTCTTTTCAATAATTGTTCTTCGGTTTCTTCTTTATCTTCAATTATCATAGGAAAACCACTTACTCTAAGAGCGTTTTTAAAACCATACATAACTCCTTTTGTTATCATTTTATTTTTACTATCTTTTAATTCTATTAAATCTTTCATTATTCCTCCCAAACTATTATTTTTTCGTCAATATCAAAACTAAGTTCTTTTATTCTTTCTTCGAAAAGTTTTCCATTTTCCATATTTTCCACATATGTTAAATGCCATTTAAATTCATCACTTTTCCAAGAATTAGATTTTTTTCTAACCATATTTCCTAAAGCTCTTTCGTTGCCTCCATATTTTTCAGCAACAGCTTTCGCAGAATTGCTTAAAATAATTTTTTCGCCATTTGTTATTTTAAAAAATTTGGAACATCCTTTATTATAAGAGTTTATACTTTTAGTAACTATTCTTAAATTATCTTTAGAATAGTTTCCATTATTATTTATTCTATCGAATTCTATATTTTCAATTCCGTATTTTTTAGCTTTTATTTTAAAATCATCTTTAACAAAATTATAAAATGAAACAGAGTCTTCAAATTCGCATTTTATACCTCTTCCACCATATTGATGATAATGCGTATTGTTTTTGTTATTACATCTTTCTTTTATATTATGAAACCGTCTTAATATTTCTTCTTTAAAATCTCCAACTGACGATTTTATACATATATTATTATAATTATGTTGAAAGTTTTCTTTAAAATATTTTTCTCCTATTTTAATATATGTATTACAAACAAGACATTTTCCATATAGATAAAAAGCTAAATGTTTATCTCTTTTAGCAAAAGAACATTTAAAATCTCCAATTATTTTATTTTTATAGTTTTTTAAATAATCCTCTTCACAATTTTTATAAGAATGATTAAACATATTATCAGCTAAAGATTTAAAATCTGCTATATAATAGTGACCGCAAATCTTGCACCTTAATTGAAACAACCAACCTCTATGATGATGTTTTATAAAACCTACAACTTTATAATCTCCAAATTCTTTATTTAAATATTCATATATATAATAGTTAATATCACAATTTAATTTACTATGAAACAATGTATTTGTTTTTTGTTGTTTTTTAATATTATTTATTCCTACTGTTTTTTCACAACCACACTTTAAACATTTTATCAAATAATAATTATTATTATTTTTTCTATAAACAAATTTAATTATTTCAAAATCACCATAAATTTTCCCTATTTCGTTTTTTTGAATATCTGTTATTTTAACCACCGCCTTTTAAATTATATGTTTATTATAAAACATTATTTTAAAAAAGTCAAGATTAAAATAGAAAAAACATATCTTTTTTACCATCTCCTTATTTGTCATAATCTCCGATTTCTTCCGTGTATTGACTTTTAATTAGTTGTCTTAAAACTTCTGTTCTAGTCAATCCATTTTTTTCTGCAATAAAAGTTAACCAATCTATTACATCTTTTTCTATTCTAAAAGTAATAGTAGTAAACTTATCTTCCTTTACTGGTTTTTTTAATTTCATATTATCACTTCCTTTTATTTGTTATAATACAATTATAAACTATAAAGTGTAAAAAGTCAAGAAAAATTTTAATAAAAAATAAAAAAAAGACTAGAAATTTTTCTAGTCTGTTATTGTGCTTCTACTAGGACGGAGTATGTTCTATTCCGTTTATTCCTTGCGCAAAAGCCACTTGTAAGATTGAAACCTATAACGAACATACAAGGAGTATAGGCTTTGTTCGAACTTCATCTTACTTAAAGTTTTATATAGAAATATATTTCATGGCTTACATAAGCATCATAACGACGCTTATGTCTAACCAACTTTCTATGTAAAACATTATAAACTATTTATTTTAAAATGTCAAGAAAATTTTTAAAATCTTGAAAACTATAATATTTCTCATTTATTTCTAATATAGGCGCTGACATGATTCTTGATTTAGAACCAACAATCATAAGTTCTTTTTCATTTTGAACTTCTTCAAATTCTATTCCTTTGTTAGTAAGCATCCATTTTAATTCATTACAGTTAGAGCAATTTTCTTTTGAATATACTTTTATCATTATTATAACACTTCCTTTGGTAATTTATCTTGTAATCTTTTTAATTCTTTTGCTTTTTTTATAAAATCTTTAACATCAATTATTACATCACGACCTTTTTTAAAGTCTGAGTTTTGTTCTTTAGTTAAAGGAATATATTTGTGTATTGTATCACAAAGTTTTGAATTTATCTTTTCAAGATGTTCTTTAGCTACATAAAAAGAATCTTTATCATCTTTCATTTTATTAGAATCTAATAAAGTATAAACTTCATGAAATAACATATAGTTTTCACTTAAATCATCATAACTAAAAGTACAAAGATTTCTATCTAGTAATAATAATAAAAAGAATGCTCCAGCACTAATTATAGGACCACATATATTAATATTTATTTTTACTCCTAATTGTTTTAATTGTTTAAATCTATTAAGCATCATAAACATTAAATGAACATCTCCACCTTCAGAATTAAAATCAATATTTAAATAAATATCTTCTCCTTCTTGAGATAACATTATTATGTCATCAAACTGAGCTTCGACTTCGTCCCAACCTAATCCTGTTTTAGCTTCTTCTGGTAAATTTGTTTCAAACGAGAAATACATCATGTTGATATTTCTTAATAACATTAAAACCACTTCCTTTTTTTAAGATAAATATATTATACAATAATAAAAGTATTTTGTAAATAGTAAAAATAAAAAAAGATTGGATTTATTTATCCAATCTAATACTAAATACGTGTATGTCTTTATCACATACTACTCCAAATAATTGACTAACATAACTTTCTGGAATATTAAGTCCTCTACTAGCATATTCATCAGCTCCTACTAAACTAGCATTACGAGCATACTTATCAGTAATAAGAGTGCTATGTATATGTCCAAGAACTACGTAATCTATATATTCACGTCTTTCATTGAACACTTTGAGTTTCAACTTACTAATTTCATTATCAATATTACTTTGGTTGATTTTATCACCATGTATTGCTAATATGTTAAAATTTTCATTAATTTTTAACACGTTCTCAAAAAGATTAGAACCATTAATATTAAAAGTAACTTCTGGTATTAATTCAAAATTACTTTTTAACATTTCATATATCATATAATCTATAGAGTTCTTAGCCTCACTATTTATATTAGTATGAAATTCATGAGAATCAAATCTACTTTCATTTCCTACTACTCCACTAATCACAATGTCATTCAAAGCAAACCTGAACGATTCTATAAATTCTCTAATTAAATGATAACAATAAACACCAGCTTCTATCTCTACAAACTGAGCGGCACTTTTCATATCACGTCTATGTTGAGCATGAATAAAATCTCCTAATAACACTATATGTAAAGTGCTGATATTATAAAGCTTAAGATATTTACACACATTCACACTTAAACGCGTTAGTCTTTTACGAGCTTCTTCAAAATCAAAACGATTGCCGTCCAACCCTACAGTCTTACCTATATGCCAATCACTAAGAACAAGAAAACCTACATTCTTTTTTCCTTCTCTTCCTAATAACTTTTCTTCTTCTCTTTCTGTTTCAGCAAAATCCATCCAGACATTTTCTCTACTACCACGTATTAGTTCGTTAATGCTCTCTTTCCACGAACGCATTTCTTCTTCCGCTCTAAACTCACGTCTTTCTATTGCACGCAATGCAGTGTTTTCATCACGCAATCTCTGAACCGTTTTTTTCAATCTCTTATATTCTTTAGTAATATAGTCTGTTCCAGCCAGTACACGTTCTTCTATCTCCACTTCTTTTTCTTTTTTCCACTTTTCTATTTCTTCACTACTTAATATTCTATATCCCTTATGCCACTCCTGGTAACGACCTTTCTTTCCCTTAAGCAAAGGATTAGTATATCTCAGCAACCTCTCAGTAATTCCAGCCTCTTTACAAAAATCACTAAGACTATTTACTTCATATTTACTTCCATCATTCTTTTCTATAACATACCTACTCATATATATTTCACCTCATATTCATCTTCACCTAATGTGTTAAAAAAACCATATTTACTTTCTTTACATCCACTATTACAACGTTGATTATAATATTCAGTATTAACACTAATTACTCCCTTACTATTATCATAAGGATGAAATAGATGTAACAGCACTCTATCATACACTATATTTCTACCACCAAACTCTAACCAACGAAAATCAAATTCAAAATCTTCTAATCCCCAACCTATAAATCCTTCATCAAAACCATTATACTCAATAAAATCTTTTTTATAACAAGCAAATAATCCAGGAAATCTTCTAGGTGTTTGTTTAAGCAACATATCCAATATCCTACATTTCATCTTATATTCTTCATCACTACTAGCCACTTCACATGCAGATTCATAACTAAACTCACTAATCTTCTTACTAGTCTCTTCAGATAAATAACAATATAAAAAACAAATCTTACTCTTCTCGGTTCTCTTATCATATACACTCTGTATAAAATCATTAGGTACTATAAAATCCTGGTCTAGAAATATAAGAAAATCTCCAAGACTTTCTCGTACTCCATTATTCCTATTTCTACTAAGTCTAAATCCTAAGTCCTCTTGGCTTACTACAGTCATCCCTTCATACCCGTTCTCATTAAGCCATTCAACAAGACCAGTACTACCATCATCACATAATACTATTTCATATTCAACATTACACTGCTGTCTTTTAATACAGTCTAAAGTAACTCGTAATCCTTCAAACCGATTATAAACACTAATTAAAACACTAATCATCTTTTTCACCTCAAATATAAGTATACAAAATAAAATATCAAAAGTCAATCAAAAAAATGCGCCAGCGGAAAAAAATTACTTATACTTTTTTCAGCTAACAAAACAACACCCCCAGACATCTTAAATTAGTTCGAGGTACCGGGTATTTACTTAGTCAATGCGAGTACCTTTTTTGTTTAGCTTGTGAATTTTCACTTAGCCAACGCGTGAACCTAGTCTCAATGTCAACCCCCTAGTTCTCTCAACGAGTTTCGAGGTACCCGGGTGTTTATTATATGATTCATATAAGTCATTTCTATTATATATATTTTAATATTAAACTCTTGCTTCTTCGAAGTGAAACTCAAAAAATAAAAAGGTTGAGAGCTCCTTCGAAAAGCTCATAAGGAGGAAAAATGTTACAAGATTTTTTATTTATGGTTTTTAATGGGTTCCAATTTCTTCAAATTGAAGACTTTGGTGACATGGGATATTTCAGAGTTAAGCACGAAATGCTTAACGAAGAAATAGTAGTAAAATTTTGTTACCTTGAAGAAGAAGGGAAGACTATGTTCGAAACTTCTTACATAAGAGGAACAAAATGGAAATTTGTTCCAGATTGCCAAGCTGAGACAATTCTCAACTACATAACAAAAGAATTAATAGAGGAGGCGATAAAGAGATTGAGAAACTCAATCGAATACTAAAGTAAATAGCTCATTTCTAGTTTAACTAGAGATGGGCTATTATTTTTTATTTTGTTTTTTATTTCAAGCCTTTTCTATTATATATATTTATAATATAAGCAGACATACACAGACAAGCCACATCTAATTTATATATACATATAAACTCTTGTCTCTTCGATGGTCAAATGCCACAAACAATCAAGGTGGTTCCTTCCACCACTTCGAGAAAAGCGAAGGCAAGTTGGATAAAGCCAACGAAAAAAGGAGTAAAAATGAAAAGATTAGAAATGAGTTATTGCACAGTTTTAGGAGAAGTTTCAAGTTTAATTAGAGCAGATAAGTTCTTATCAAACAAGGTTGAAAGCTTAGTAAAAAGAATGCAAGTAAATCCTAATTGGGATGTAATTGGTTGCATCGCATATGAGATAACTTTTAATTTTAACTACAAAAACGCAACTAAAACTCAAATCAAAAAATCTATATTGAAGGCTATTAGAAACATAATAGCAATTGATATGGAAATGCAACATTATAAGGAAGTAACAGAAGAGGAACTTCATGACGCAGTGTATGAAGAATTTCCATTCTAAAAGTAATTAGAGTCTAGGAGAAATCCTGGACTCTTTTTATTTTTTCTTATACTGCATTAAAGTCATATCTAATATATATAAATATATAATAAGCTCTTGTTTTCGCGAAATAAAAATTAGGAGGTACAAAACATGGAAAGTTTTAGAGATTTATTTGTTATAATTGTTGCAGGGATAATAAGATTAGTAAGAAAAGAGCTAAGATATAGAATGAGAAATTGTATTCCATTTTATATGACAGAAGCTGAAATATGGCTTCTACATGATTTCTATATACTTAAAGGATTAAGTTTTAAACTTAATCTTATATTGGTTTCTTTATATTTAGCTAAGGACTTTATACACGACTTAGCTGAACGTAAAAGAATAATGAGAAAAAGAAGACATCAGAAGTAATTCTGGTGTCTATTTTTTTTATTAATATGTTTAATTAAAGCCACTCCTTTTATATATAATTATATATTAAGCTCTTGCCTTTTCGAAGAAATCAACACAAACAAAAAACACCCCCTCAAACACTTCAAGAAAAATATTTAAAGGAGGTGATAATGTGAAATACAACTATAATTATGTTTTAGTTCCTATGGTAAGTGGGAGCTATGCAGTAATGCATATTAATTATTACAGATTTTTAAAAGATAATCACTATGATTCTTTTGATTTATATCTTTAATAGTTATAAAACAATAATTAAGAGTTTATTTCTCTTCACTAATAATATTATAAGTTGTTTTTGGTTGTTTGTCAACAATAAAAAATAAACAACTAATAACAAAAAAAGAGCTAATCTCAAAATCACACTTAGCTCTTCATTCATTCAAACTCCTTCGAACATTCAACTATAAAATTATAAAGGAGGTGATACAGTTGAAATATTACTCAAATTATATCTTAGTTCCAATGTGGAATGGTTCAACCGCCGTTCTACCACTTGTAGTTTATAAATATTTAGTAAAGAATCATTTTGATTCTTTTGACTTATGTTTATAAATAAACTAAGCATTTAATTAAGAGTTTGTTTCTCTTACACTAATAATATTATAGTTGTTTTTAAGTTGTTTGTCAACTATAAAAAACAAACAACAACAAAATATTATTCGAGTTAGAGTTCTCAAGAAAAACTCATAGGAGGATAAAATGAAAAATAATAAAAACTGTTCGGCAAATTCTGTTAAAACTGGTAGATACTTCTACTTGAGTAACTATTACTCAAGTGAAGACAAAAATAAAAAGGAAGACTATAAGTTATTCACTAGTCTTTCTAATATTTCTAGATGGTTAAACTCAAAAGGTTTAACTACATCTGCAAGTTTTAGTACTCCAAAGAAGAGATGGGATTTTCAAGACAAAACAAGTCTTTTGATTCACATCTACAACGAAGACGTGGAATGGGAAGAAAACCAAGCTCTCTTCGTGGAGGATATTAAGAATGAATCTCTTAGTAAAAAGACTTATATTGCAGTTGATTTATTTCAACAACAAGTAAGTATCTTTACTGGGAAAGAAACGAGAAAAATAAACTTTGCTGAATTTAATGATGTTTTAGAGCATCATAAGTTTATAGAAGTTTATTTTACAAAGGAGGTGTTACTAGGTAAAGGAGTTGATGCTTCAGCATTAAACTTCTTTGTCAAATAAAACATTAGAGCTTACTCTTAATTGAGTAGGCTCTTTTATTTTTTCTCCGCCAGCGCATTTTAAGCTCTTGTCTTTTTGAAACAAAAAAAAGAGCTAATTCAAATCAAACTAGCTCTTCAAATAATCAACCTCACTCAATTCATTCTCCATATTATTTAAAAAGGAGGTGATAACTTGAATATAAACTCTTATGTATTAGTTCCTATGATAAATGGTTCCAAAGCTATTCTATCATTAGGTTATTATAAATACTTAAAAATCAATGGATTCGACTCATTTGATTTGTATTTATAGTAAATACTAATTAATCATTAAGAATTTTTATTCTTACACTAAATAACTAACCACATCTCATCAGAAAGGAGGTGATATCGTGAATAATATTTACATAAATAAATATGGAAAACAATTTATTGAACTGCCTATGTTTAATGGTTGTTATGTTATTATTAGTTTAAGTGAATACAAAAAATTAAAAGAATTAAAATACGATTCTTTTGATTTCGCTATCTAATAGTAATATCCATAATATTTATGAGATTATTATTCTCATACACTAAAGTTATTATAGCATTGATAAGTTAATCTTGTCAATGCTATTTTTATTTATCTATTATTACAGTAAAGCCTTTTCTAATAATTATATATTATAAACTCTTATCTTTTCGATGACTTACATCACAAAAAATAAAAGCGGTTAAGGTTCCGTCGAAAAACCAAAAGGAGGATTTTTATGAAATTGGAAGGAAAAATATTTGGACTATTAATGGCTTGTTACGGTGTAACAGACTTTGAATCAAGAGACAAGTGGCAACAACTTGTCGACGACTTAAAACCACTAAAACTAGATAGAGAGTTAAGAATCTCTATTTTTTGGGAAATAATAGTGGAGTTTGACAAACTTCCATTAGAAGCTGTTGAAGAAGCTTTTAGTCTCTTCATGAAGCATACTAAATAAAATAAATTGAGCTTATTCTTAGTTTAATACTAGGAATAGGCTCTTTTTATTTCATTTATTATCTCATTTAAGCCTTTTCTTTTATATATATTTATATAAGCTCTTGTCTTTTCGACGTAACAAAGCAAAATAAAAATAATTTAAAGGAGGTGGTTTGTTATGTCATTGAACGATATATTTGAAAGCTTTAGAAAGAATAAGGGATGCCAATGGACAGTTTTCTGTCCATTGCCACAAGAAGAAGATGTAAAGTTGTTAATTAGGTTTATCAACAAGGGAGGGAACAGAGTGTCTTACATAAGGCACTCTACAAAGACTGATTATTTCAAGAAATTGGAATTAATGGTATTTTTACTAGACCATGATTCCAAGATTGATTCTGTCAACGCAAAGCCTACGTTGTTCGTAAACTTAAGAACAAAGGAGGTGAAGTTAACAATTCCAAATAGAGGTTCAATCAAGAATTGGGATTCGATATTGCATTACATAAGGAAGTGTAAGTACATCTCATTTGGAATTGAATGCTACAAGAAAGGAGGTGATAGAAGAGATGCTATTAAAATAATAAACTTTATAAGTAGCATCTAAACAAAAATGAGCTTAGCTTATGCTAGGCTCTTTTTATTTTTTCTGTTATTACATACAAGCCTTTTCTAATTATTATAATTAAAATAACATCCGGCCGAAAAACCAAAACAAGCGACGCCGTGGCTTGGTTAGTTTTTTCTCAGCCAGCAATGCAAAAATGATTTGCATTTCTTGGCTCAAAACAGGAAAAGAGCCTAAACTCTTGTTTCTTTGATACAAATTAAAGGGGTTTTAGACTTATCCTCTTCAGAGCAAAAGTCTGTTAAAAAAAGGAGGAAAAATGAAATCAATTGGTGTTGTAGGCGGGATAAGCCAAGAGCTTATCCAAGGACTAGATAGAAACGTTGCGAGTGAGATTGCAAGGATTTACCTTGCTGTTAAAGAGGACAAAGAAGTCCTTATCAAGAGATTAAAATCTCTTGCTTTCTCATTAGGAGTTAAGGCTGTAGCTACAGCCCTAACTGATAACAGCGTGGTAGAAACTATAACCGATATCCACGTCGGTTATAACTTGTTCAAGACTGCCTTCCAAGTTAACAAAACTTGGAAGAAAAGTCAAAGCTACGACAACGATGTCGTAGCTGAAGAAGTTGAGAGATTAAATGAATTAGAGTTTGAATTAGACTTTTAAGTCTAGTTCTTACTCTGAATAAGAGGAGCTAAGCTTAATAGGCTTAGCTCTTTTTATTTTTCTTTTAAGTTCAAGAGTTTAAAAACAAAAAACAAAAAAAGAATTAAACTCTTGTACTTTTGATATAAAATAAAGGGGTTTCTCATACACCTCTATAGAGCAAGTATGAGTTAATTTAAAGGAGGAATTATGTTTACTGTAGTTATTAGTTTTAAAGGGACAAAAGAAAGAGTTGTTTTAAACAATCTTAATAGAGTTCAAGTTGAAAAAGTAGAAAAAAACTGGGAAAAAAATCCAAGAGTAAGTTACGTTGCAGTAATGGATGAACGTTTCTAGTTTTAAAGTCCTGGGTAAGACTATAAACTACCCAAACTCATTTTTTTAAGGAGGTGAACGAAATGAGTTTTAAAGTTATAGCTAATAACAATGTAACTTCAGGATGTTCTCTTGAAGTTGCAAAAGAATTAATTAAATTTTTTGATAGCGTAGGTGTTGACGCTTACGCTGTCCCTGAAATACTTTAGTTTTTTTAGACCTAGATAAGTCTTTAAACTGTCTAAACTTTTAAAATTTTTTATTAAAATAGGAGGTAAAATTATGAAATCAAGAATGATTAGAAGAATTAAAAATAGAAAGGGAGTGATAACTCCTTTCAATTTAAGTGGGCACGGTAGAAGAATTAGTAACCGTGAATATATACATATAATGTTAGGGCATCTAACAGTTCAACTTAAAGGACTAGACGAAGTAATAATATCTGGACCTTTTGGTATAGAAGAAAAAAAAGTTGTTACTAACACTAGTAACCTAAGAAAAATTTTAAAAATTGAAAAAAGATTATTTAATAACTGGGCTGGTATCTATGACCCAGTTAGTTTAGAAAGAGTAAATGTGTATAGATAAACTTTTAGTCCTGAGCAAGACTTAAAAAGGCTCAAACTAAAAAAATTAAAGAGGTTGCCTTATACCTATTCGAAAGAAATAAGGCTTTATAAAAAAGGAGAAAAAATGAAAAAAATAATATCACTTAGAGACTTAGCTGGTTTTAAACCAGAAACTTTAGAACAAATAAAAAATATCAGTTTTTATACTGATAAAAGTTTGTTCTTTGGTACACTAAAAGTTTTTTGTGATGTACAAAATAAAAATTGGTTTAGTAGCTTGTTAGCAGAATTTAATGACGCTATATATAAACAAGTTACTATTTATCATAATATAAAGAAGAATGAACTTGGTAATATCAAGTTCAACCTTTATATGGGAGAGTATATGTATTACACATATACTATGGCTTTAAGGCCAATGATGGAAATGACTAAATTTGTTAAGGAATATAAATCTTATTTTTCAAATACTGAATGTTCACCAACTCTGTACTTTAATACAGATGTTGCTAATGACATCTACTTGGAATATGAAATGAAAGACGCTAACAAAGAGTTAGCACATACTAAGTTTATAAAAGAAGAAGATTAATTATATTTTTAGAGCTATAAGGGTTTAATTAACTCTTATAGTTCTTTTTTATTTTTTAAAGGAGGAATAGATATGATTAAAAATATTATTTTATTAGAAGATGTGGAACAAAACGATTTCTACAACCCAGAAAAAAGCTATAACGGAGGAGGGTATCACCAACCTCTAGTTAAATATAGTTTTGAATATAATGGAGAAAATTATATTCTTACCTACAACAGTACGAGTTGTGGGGACTTTGGTTCTAGATATTACGTTAGAATTTCTAGAACCAAAGATAACAAAACTATCTACGATTTTGACGTAGATAGAATAAACAACAGAGAAGATGAATTATACTTCTCTGATGAGTTCGATGTAAGTTTCTTTTTTAACTTACTAGATAGTGAGTTAAAAGAATACATTGATTTTAGTAGCTACGATGAAATATTAGATTTTCACATAGTTGACTGTTGTGATTACTTCGATGATGATGAAGATTAAGTTTTTTGGAAGTTGCTAGGTTCATTCCTAGTAGCTTCCTATTTTTTTTAATTCTGAAAAAATGCGCCAGCGCATTTCTCTCTTTTTTTCCTAGGGAACCATAGCTAGGTTCCCTTACACCCTCCACGCTTAGTTAACTCTTAAGTCTCTTCTTAACTTCTCCTAGTTTAAAACAGTAGGTTCTTTTATCTTTCTTCTTGGGAACCAATTGCATAGTTTTCCCTTCCCTCCTTGCTTAGTTGTTTCTTCTTCTTAGCTCCTCTTTAGTTGCATCTCTCTTCTCTCCTTCTTAGGAACCAATGGTTCCTAACACCTCCTTCTCCTTTGTGAAACCATTGCATAGGTTTC